GTGCCGGACTGAGGCTCGACGGCCGCCCAGACTGTGGCCACCGTCGACCAGGTCGTCGTGATCTCGCCGGCGCTGTTTTGCGTCTGCGGCGCGGCCCGCTTCTGGATCGTCACCCGGTGCCTCAGATCTCCGGCTCTCATCGCGGCATCGCCTTCATGCGGTAAGAGCGCATCAGCGACTCCACACCAAACGCTATGCCGGCTTTCTGGGTCACTGTGTCGCCCACGCCCTCGCGTGTCTCGTACCAGTGGCCCACCAGAAGCAGCATCGCTTGCTTGAACGATTGCGGCACGAGGCCGGCACTCGTCCAGCCGGCGACGTAGCGGATGCGGATCCCACCCACCGGCTTTAGGTTGGTGGATGGCCAGTTCAATCCATATCCCAGGACGATCCGACCAGGGACGCTGTCTGTGTCGACGATGTAGTTGGCAGGATCCCAGGTCGTTTCTACTCCGGCCGTGTCAGTAACCTTCACGCTCGTCACCGACTGCAGCGGCGGACGCGGGAGCCGGATCTCATCGTCACTCGGCCAGCAATCAAGAACCATCTCCCACGTCTGCGTCAGCAACGCATGGCAACTGATCCGCTCAACCTCTTCCCGGGCCGTTGCGATCTGGCCCGTAATGAGCGTGTCATCCGTGTCGAGATCCTGCCGCGTGTGGAGCTTTGCCTCCGAGAGCGTGATAGGTTCTGACGCGGGCGCCGTGATCAGTTTGTGAGCGGTCATTCCCTTCCTCGTTTCCTTGGCTGAGCAGCGCCCCGCTGCGGCGGCAGATCAGCCGTTTCTGTGGGAGCGATGACGGCGCGCTCAACATCGCCCGCCACCCGCACGGCCTGACCACCGGCGATGTAGGCGGCCGCCGCGGGAGCGGGCAGGTCATAGACCTGCCCTTCCTCGCGGAGAATCCATGCCGGCATTTCCATCAGGGAGACCAGCATTCGGATCTTCATACTACGGATGCGTCCCGTAGCGAATGGCTTCCGCCACGCCGAGCTTGTAGACCGCCCGGATGTAGTAGAAGAGGTTGATTTGGCCGGTGTTGGCCGCCGAATACGGGTCACGCAGGACCGTCAGGCCGGGCGCTTCGCGCTTCAGCATGAAGCTGAAGTTGCCGAACAGGCTCGACTTCTGGCCCGTCGCGATCGCCGCCGGGTAGGAGCTGCTCACGATCGGATACCCGAAGAGGGTCCCGACCGGGCCATTGGGCGTTTGGACAAACTGGAAGTTGGTCCCGGTCAGGGCGCGATACGCACCCTCGGTAGCCCGGCGCATGACGAAGAACGCGTTGTCCTGGTAGCCGTCGGGCAGAGCATAGACCAGACCCGGGATGTCCGAGGCGGTCGCAGCCGCAGCCGCGGCCAGGGCGAAGGTGGTGCCCGAGGCCAGCGCCTCGGTGATCAGCAAAGAGTTGTGGGTCTTGGCCAGCGCCCGCCCGACGTAGCCCGCAAGCCAGCTTTCGACTTTGGCATCCTCGTCCGCGAGCAGCTCATAGGAGAGCTGCAGCTTCTTGGTGTACTTGACCAGGGTGAGCGACTTTTTCGCCCAGGCCGGGCCGTCCAGGTCAAAGGCCGCGGCTTCGTTCGTCGACACGAATTCGTTGGTCGTGCCGTTGTCGACTGGGACGTCCACAGTCGTGCCCTTGCCGGGGATGTCGAGCACACCCAACTTCGGCCCAAGCTCGCTCTCGACCCGCTTGGCGATGATGTCGTTGTAGAGCCCAGTTGGGACCGTGACGCCGCCGTCTGCGGCCGTGCCGATGTTCAGGTCGGTGGCATTCGACGCGCGCTGCTCAGTCGCCAGCTCGCGGCTCTGGTCGCCGGTCCGCAGGTAGTGCAGAAAGGCCCGATTCTCGGTTTCGCCCAGGCGCGTCTTCAGGTTCAGGTTCGGCGCTTCCATTCGGGCGCCCCGCGTCCCTTCGGTCTTTTCGAGCGCGGCATCCTCGGTCTCGACAGCCTGCATCCGGGCGATGTCGCCCTTCATCGTTTCGGCCTCGGCCATCAGCGTGTCGAACTTGGCCCGGGTCTCATCGTTCATTGCCGGCGAGGCCGCGATCTGTTTCGCCTCTGCGATCTTCGCGGCGCGCGCGGCCATCAATTCACGTGCAGTCATGGTGTGTTACCTCCGTTAGATTTCGTTCTCAGCGACACGCACTCGGGCCATGAGGCTGGCGCGCACCTGCGCGTCTGCCTTGGCGCGGCTGTCGGCATCCATGCCGTCGCCGCTGCGCTTTTGTATATCGGCCACCTTCGCCCGGGCTTCCGCAGAGGTCTGCGGATAGGCGGGGAACGTGACCGGTGATACCTCAAACAACTGGACTTCGAGCAGGGTCCGGATCGGCATGTCGCGGTTGGTGTAGTCCCACTCATCGCGAATCGTCCGGAATCCAAAGCTGAAGTGCGACACAAGCCCGCTCTCGACGGCGGCCAATGCGTCCTTCCCCCAGCTCGTGTTGGGGGGCGTGATTTCAGCGGCGAGCCCGATCGTGTCCTCAGACAGGCCGAGCGTGCGATTCGCCTTGCGGGCAAGCGGCTTGTCCGACTGATGCTGCCAGAGCGCGAACACGTCTTCGGTGGCGATCGATCCAGCGAACGCGCCGGGCGCGATCTTCTCTCGGAAGTAGCCCAGGTCTTCGGATAGCTGGTTGAAGACCGCCGCGTAACCCACGATCTGGGTCGGTTTGTCTGGCGCAGCGCGCAGCTCAACCTTGTTGGCTGCGAAACTGCGGAATTCGTCTTTATCGCCCATTCCTCACCTCCAATGCGCACAACTTCGACGCCCAGTCGGCGTCCGATCGACTCTCGACACTGGCCGCAATAAGCGCCGCCCACCGTGCCAATTCGCTGGGACGGTTCAATCCCGCGAGCACTGGGCCCAGCACGCGCTCGGAATAGACCAGCAACTCGCCCTCGGTATAGCCTGTTTCCCACGCCGTGAATTCGTCGGGCGTCAGCCGTCCACGCTTCGCGGCCGTGTCCTGCTCATAGCGCTTCCGGATGCGCGAGACCGCGTCAGCCGCGACCTGGACAAGCGCCCGCGCGGCCGCGTCATTTGGAACGTCCTGCGGGGTCGTATCCGCCTTTGGCTCAGCCAATCGAGACGCGTCCTTCATGTTCAGCGGCTCGAGATACACGTCCCCTTCCGGGATCTCGTTCATGTTTTCGAGCGCCCTGATGTCATTCACAGACAGCCATCCCCAATTCCGCGCCGTCGCGTACGACTGATACCGGCTCTGCAGGTCGCCGCGCAAAAGGCCGGCAACGTTGAACTCCACGAAGATGGATTGACGTTCGAGTGGCCCGATGAGGTCGCGCTTGATGGCCTGCTCGAGGCGAACCAGCCAGGGGCCGACCGAATCCGATACGAACTCAAGCCCCTGGTGCTCGATGTTTGAGAACGTCGCGAACTTCAGCTCGTTGATCTTGTGCAGCGGGACACGGAAGAATCGGCTGATGTCGATCACCTGGAATTGCCGCGTCTCAAGGAACTGAGCATCCTCCGGCGGCACACCAAGCGTCTGCAGTTTCATGCCTTCCTCGAGGATGGCCACACGCTGGGAGTTGGACAGGCCCTGGTAGCTCTCGTTCCAAGACTGTTTCAGGCGGGTGTGCGCTTCCGGATCGAGCTGACCCGGGTGCTCGAGCACGACGCCAGGCCTGGCGCCGTTGGAAAAGAACCGCGAACCGAATTCTTCCGTGGCGAGCCCGAGCCCGATTGCCTGGCGCGCCAAACCGATGACGCTATAGCCTGTGATCCCGTCCGGCGAAGGCCCTCGGACATGCATGATCTGATAGGCGGGGAAGTCGACGTAGCTTCCGTTGGGCAGGGCGTAGTGGTAGTAGAGCGAGCCATCGACTGTCCGGCGCACGTCCATCTTGTTCGGGTTGAGAGGCCACAGCGCGAGCACTTCGCCGCGCCGGTTCATCTCAATCTCCGAGTAGTGGTTGCCGTTCATCAGCAGGTGGTGCATCGCCAGTTCGCGCCACTCAAAAGCCGTCATCTCGCCGTTGGCCTGGTCGTGGAAAATCGGCCACAGCTTGTGATCGGTCGCACGTTCGCGGCCGCGCCCGACGCGCCGATAGGTAATCCCCGGCAACATCGCGACGGTCTCAGACAGGACACGAACGCACGCAAATACGGCGCTCGATCGCATCGCCGACATTGGCGTAACGTTCACGCCTGACGCCGACTGATAGCCGCCGAGCAAGGTTTCAACCATGCCCGGCTGAAGATCGCGTTTCTTGAACAGGCTCGTGATGACTCCGGTCATCGGCGACCTCCGGATGGCGCCGAAGCGCTCCGCGCGCCGACGACAGCGAACACGATCAGCCCGATGCCGGCAACGATGACGCCGGCGGGGATGGCCAGCATGGCCGTGCCCAGAGCGAGCAGAATCACCCCGACCAGGAAGAGCACGTCCCATCGGTTCATAGAGTCAACACCCCTCGCTTCCCGTAAATGGACTGCTTCTGGCCACCGCCGCGCATGGCAGTCCCGATGCACATGATGAGCGCGACCATCCCGTCGATGCGTTCGATGCTGTGCTCCTTATCTGGCTTGATGTTGGCGGCCGCGTCGGTGGCGACCACGAGGTTGTCAGCCATCCACGTGAGCACAGGGTTATTGCCGTGGGCCAGGCGGTGCCCCAGCATCAGCCGCTCCATGTCGCGCATCGCCGGCGACATCGACTGAAAGCCCTGGCCGAATTTGACGAGCCAGTCCTCGCGCCCGCCGATCTCGGCCAGCTTGGTCTGCACCTGGGAAGCACCCCAGGTGTCATAGGCGAGCTGCTGAATGTCGTAGGTGTCGGCGTCCTGCTCGATCTGAGCCAGGATGTAATCGTGATCGATGACGTTGCCCGGTGTGGTGGCGATATAGCCGGCGCGCACCCAGGCGTCATACGGCACACGGTCGCGCTTGCTCCTGGTGTCAATCGCGTCCTCGGGGATCCAGAAGCGGCACAGAACCCAGTAGGGATCCTTGGTCGACTCGGGCGGGAAGACCAGGATCTCGGCGGTGATGTCCACGTTGCTGGACAGGTCGAGCGCCGCGTAGCAGCGCCGCCCGCGCAGGCCGTTGGCGTCAACGGCCGCGCCGCAGGCATCCCAGTGTTCCCGGCTGATCCACTTCGTTTCGGACTGGGTCCACACGTTGAGCTCGAGGCGCAGGAACGCATTCAGCGCGGCCGGCATGCCGCGGGCCTTCTCGGCCTTTTCCCGCATCGTCGAGAGCTTCTTGCTGACGCCGAGGTTGGGATTCGCCTTGACCCAGACCGCCTCGTCTTCCCAATCGTCGCCCAGCTTGCCGCCCTTCCCCTCTTCAAGATCGAGGGTGTAGATCATGCCGAAATGCGAGTCGTTCTGCAGGACGCCGCTCAGCACCTTCTCGGTGTAGTCGTGGAGCTGATAGCACAGCGACTGGCGATTGAATCCCGCCGTCGTGGTGGCGAAGATCAGCGGCTGGCGGCGCGCGCCGGTAGCAGTCTCGAGCACGTCCCACATGTCGCGCGTTTTGTGGGCATGCACCTCATCGACCAGCGCGCCGTGCGGGTTCAATCCGTCCAACGTATCCGAGTCTGCGCCGAGCGGTTCCATCTTCGACGCGGTGTTCTCGATGTTCAGGTTGTCGCGGAAGACGCGAATGCGCTTGCGCAGGCTGGGCGAGCTCTTCACCATCCGGGTCGCTTCGCTATGGGTGATGCGCGCCTGGTCGCGCTTCGTCGCGGCCGTGTAGATCTCTGCGCCCGGCTCGCCGTCGGCCACCAAGAGGAGCAGCCCAACGCCGGCGGCGAGCGTCGATTTCCCGTTCTTCCTGGCCACCTCGATGTAAGCCACCCGGAAACGGCGGGTCTTGTCAGCGCGCATCCAGCCAAAGACCATGGCCACGATGAACTGCTGCCATGGTTCGAGCGTCATCACCCGGCCTGCCCACTCGCCCTTCGAGTGCCGGAGGAATCCAAAGAACCTAATCGCGTGGTCCGCCGCCGACTCATCGAACCACAAACCGCGAGCATGCCCGTTGGCCAGGTCATCCACGTGGCGCTGGCAGGCGAGGCGCACCCACCGGCAGGCGACCTGCCGGCCGTCGAGCACGTCCTGGGCGTACTGGTCCCAGACGGTCATGCCTTCACCCCAGCGCCCAAGCGCTCGCGCACGAAGGCCTCGAATGGATCTTCGGCGGCTTCCTTCGGCAGGCTGATCCGGGATCGGCTCGCCGGCGTGAAGCCAAACTGCGAGGCGAACTTGCCCATCTGCTCAATCGCCTTGTTGGCGATCCCGACATACGGCGAGGGGATGACAAAGCCGTTGGGCGTGGTGATCGTCAGCCCATCGGTCTTGATATAGCCCTCTGCCTCGATCCAGCGCCCGTAGGCCGAGCAATAGGCGGCTAGGGCGGCCCGGTCAACGTGGGTGAGAAGCCCCATCTTGACCAGCTCGACCGAGATGCGCCGCCACTCTGCGCGCGCTTTGCCCTTGATGTGCGTCGGACACGTCGGGAGAGCGGGCGCCGGCGTCGGCTCAGCAACAGGTAAGCGCCGCTTGCCGGGGTTCCCCTGGAGCTTTTTGAGGGCGGTGGGCTTCGGATTTCGACCCATCAGAGCGCCAACCACCCGGGGGGATACCCCCATCCGCGATTTCGCGGGGGTGTAAAGTGAGC